TGCGTCGGTGACACTGATCTAGCTATCAACGTACACCCACAGCGCGACTTGCATGCGCTCATAGCTTTGTTCCCACAGCTCACGCAGGAAGAGCGCGACGCGATGACGTACTACATCAGCACGTCGCCGGTGGTGATGTTCCAATATCTGATGCCTAGTGACTCTGAAATATTGACGCAAGAGGAAGCAGAAGCGGCGGGTTGGTTCGGTGATTCTATCTAAATTGCTGTCATGGAATTGATTTTCGAGAACTGGGCAATTATTGCTCTTGCCATACTTGGCGCCTTGGATGTGTACGTATCGCTTACGCCTTCAAAGCGTGATGACCAGGTAGTAGGATACCTTCGCATTATCATCCAGACTATCAGCGGTAAAAGCAAAAAAGCACAGAAGTAATGGCTATCATTAATGGTACAGTATTCCTGTTGAAGATCGGTGCCGACGGTTCAGAAGTGGCCGTTCCTGATCAGACAGAAGGCAGCATCTCCATCAGCATGGAGACGCGCGATATAACCACGAAAGACAGCAGCGGATTCCGTGAACTGTTGGAGTCTACGCGGTCGGCAAGCATCAGCATCAGCGGCCTTGTAGATGATGACGGTGCAGGCGGTGCAGGTGCTGACCTCTTTGCTGTGTTGAATTCGCGTGCTACCACTCACGTCATCTTTGGTCTTGATGGGGCTAGTGATGATTACCACTATGAGTGCGACGCTTTTGTAACGAGCCTTGAGATTAGCGCAGGCACAGAAGACAACGTGACTTACAGCGCTACGCTGGAGGTGACGGGTGCCATCACTGAGGTCGTCGCTTAATGAAGCTGACTCTTTCAGGCAAGGAATTCACCTTGCGGTGCGATATGCGCGCCCTGGCTAACGCCAAGAAAGAAGCAGGCATAGAGTTGGGCAACCTGTCTGACGATGTTGTAGAGATTGGAACACTGGTGTACTTCATGGCCCAAAGCGGTGCCAAGAGTGCTGATGTTCCTTTCAAGTGGACGTTAGACGACTTCCTTGGCCTTATAGATCTAAGCGATCTGGAGGCGCTTGGTGAGGCAGTGGCCGGCATGTTGGGTGCTGGCTCGGAAAAAAAAAGGTAGCGGCAAGCCGTTAACGTTAGAAGATTGCATCAAAGTGGGGTTGGGCCAAATAGGGCTTGACCCCACTTCTTTTTATGACCTCACGTTGCATGAGTTCATCTTGGCCGCAGAAGGTTTCCACCAGCTGGAAGAGGTCAGGCAGCAGGCCGACTGGGAACGCACGCGCTGGCTGGCTACGTTGATGCTATCGCCACACGCCAAGAAAGGTCAGTCAATCAAGCCGCGTGACCTAGCTATCTTCCCATGGGAAAAGAAACCTAAAAAGAACAAGGCGCACGCCAACATGTTGCGCCAAGTATTAAAGGGGCACAGCAATGGCAAAACTTAAGGATCTAAAAGTCACAATCGGCCTAGAGAAAAAAGGCCTACGTAAGCTGAACGCTGATCTAAACGGCATGAAGCGACGCTTTAGCGCTGACTTTGGCGCTATTGCCGGCATGGCCAAGAACGTTGCTGCTGTCATTGGAACCACGCTAGTTGCAGGCATTGGCATTCTAATCAAGAAGGGCGCAGAAATGGAGACGCTGCGCACTGGCTTCATCAGCATTGCCGGCGGCGCGAACAAGGCGGCTGCGATCGTGAAGGAATTGAATGACTTCACGGCAAAAACACCCTTTCAACTTGAGCAGGTTAGTAGCGCCGCACGCCAGCTGTTAGCTGTCGGCACGCAGCGCAACGAATTGCAGGACCAATTAAAGATGCTGGGCGACATCGCAGCCAGCTCTGGACAAAGCATTGAAGACATTGCGGCCATCTTTGCCAAGGTTCAGGCCAAAGGCAAGGTAGAGTTGGAGAACCTCAACCAACTTGCTGAACGCGGTATCCCCATATTCGACCAGCTGCGCACCGTCACAGGTGATGCCAATATGGAATTTGGCGCCGGCGCTGTCAGCGTCGAACAGTTTAATGAGGCGCTAGGCAATATGACCAAGGAAGGCGGCTTGGCTGCTGGCGCTATGGAGAACCTGAGTAAGACGGTAGAAGGCCGCATCAGTACGCTCATGGACAATCTAGGAATAGAGTTGGCCAAGGCGGCAGAGAAAACCGGCCTTACCTCCAAGTTTGGTAAGGTACTGGAATCAGCTACAGAAAGCCTGCGAGGTCTAAGCGGCGTGGCTCAAAGCGATGTATCAGCGGCATTGGGCTTGGCTGAAGAAGCTATGAACAGCTTTGGCACAGCCAGCACAAATAACCTTGATGAGGTTGAACAAAAGATGGCCGCTGCCAGCAAGGCCATAAGCGAAATTATGGCCGCATCTAGTGGCGGCCCAAGTAACGCGCAAGTGGGCTTGATTGGCGTTATGAATATTATGGGCCTTGGTGGTTTGGCACCAGGCATGGAAGAAGCCAAAGAGCAGGCGGCTGCGTTAAAGCCACTTCTGGAAATGCAGAAGATGCTGGCACAGGCCACAGGTGATCTGAATAACCAGGTTCTCAGTGGCACGTTAGCGCAAGGCGACGTCATTGCGAACACGGAAACAGAGACGGCCGCCAAGCAAGAAAACAAGAAGGTAAAAGAAGAGCTGGTGGAGATGGAAAGAAGCCATCTGCTCGAAATGGGTAAGGTGGCAGAGATGCACGGGCTAATGGCCAGCGACATCATGGCCGCTGCTGCAGCTAACCACACTCTTAAAGGCAGTTTTGAAGAGGTCAAGGCTATGGCCATAAGCACCACAGACCGCATGGCGGCGCTTGGTGAGTTTGCCGCGGCTCAGTTGCCAGGATTGATGGAGCAAGCCTTTTCAAGTATTCGAGCTGGTGCCGGCAGTTTCAGAGATTTCATGATGGACATGCTTGAAAAGCTACTAGTCAAATTGGCTGCAATGCTCGCCGCGTTTGCCGCTTTAAGCATACTATTTCCAGGTAGCGGAGCCGTGAAAGGCGGCTTGGGTAAGTTTATGGCAGGCGGTTTTGGGGTACAAGGCTTTGCCGCTGGTGGTATGGTGACAGGTCCAACAATGGCGATGGTTGGTGAAGGACCAGGTACGAGCCTGTCAAATCCTGAGGTAATTGCACCACTTGATAAGCTTCAACAGATGATGGGCGGCGGGAACGTAACCGTAACTGGGCGCCTCGATGGTCGCGACATTTTGATTAGCAGCGAACGCGCAGGATTTGACCGCAATAGAGTACGAGGATTTTAATGGCAGGCAATAGGCTATACGGTGAATTCACCGACGACAAAGGCGACAGCTGGCGCGTCAGTATCTACGATACCAACGTCACTTGGAATGCGGCCAACGCTACCGAATTCACCTTGGGTAGTGAAGGCTTTGTGTTGAGCTATTCTGGTAACAACGAGCAGCAACACCAACCCATCATTGGAAGCACGGTAGAATTTACGCTGTACGAGCAAGTGGCCGCACATACGCAAACGCTGGACCTGCTGTACAGTTTCGCTGAAGGACGTTTGCTGCTGGAGATATACCGCGATCCTGACGGAGACAACGAGATTTACTGGCGTGGGGTGCTACTGGCAGAGCAAGTAGAACGCAATGACGAACCGTTCCCGACTGCTGTACGGCTTACGGCCAGCGACGATCTAGGTAACCTCAAGGACGTTGACTTCAGTCTGTCGCTTGGCGATGTTGGTGGTAGTGGATTGCAAGTGACGAAGCAACTCGTTCGCTGCCTAGGTGGACTGCGCACATACAGTCTTTGGCCAGACGCAGAACCGATTCTGCGGTACATCAACGACACGGAGCTACACAGTGCTGAGGATGACACCGACCCACTGGCTGAAATCATAGCACAGACGCCCGTAAAGGTTTTGGAGGATGGCACAACGGAAGCGCACAGCGCCTACGACATACTGCACAGCCTAGCAACCTCCTTCAATGCTCGCGTCTTTCAATCTGAAGGTGTGTTTTGGTTTTGGCCTATCAATGTACATCAGCGGGTGAGCGATGCTGAAGCTATCAGCACGAGCGTCAAGCAAGTCGACAAAGACGCGGACAGCGTAGCGTGGACCGTTTCTGACATCACTTGGATGAATACCAATTACAAGCAGGATTCCGGCACGGAATACAACAAGCTTGCAGGACACACCTTCACGCACCTGCCTCCCGTGCGATCGGTTGAACGTACCCGACGTTATGACGGTAACATGTATATCGTCCGAGGCAATGACGATACTGTAGTTACTAGCGGCCAGAATGTAACGTTGGCCGACACCGACCGCACATATGAGACAGGCACAAAATTCCGCGTGTCTGGCTTTATAGAGTTCCAGGTGTCTCCCAATGGTAGCTTCGATTTCGGCTTGCCAGAATCGCGCGTGCATGTGGAAATAGAAATGAAGGTGAACGCGGGTACCCAGTACTACGAGCCGGAACAATGGACAACCACAAGTACGGATCGCTATGTTATCGACGTCAGTGCATTCGATAGGAGCAACGGTGCCAACATCAGTACGTCGTACAGCTTTGTTACTGATGAGCTACCGAGCGAGCAAGTAGGCTTGGACTGCACTGCTGTTGTCAAGTTCATCAACGAAGAGAACACGAATGTTACAAGCGACTTTACCAGCGAGGATTTCTTTATTGATTTCGGTGTTGAGGTCGTCGATGCAAATGGTACTAACGGTAACATTCTTACCTATCGCGCTACACACTCAAGTGATAACACGTTGGTGCTAGATCAAGGTGAAGTGCTATTTGGTGACAACATTGCTTTCAGCGCTCAAGGCAAGCTCTACGCTTTGGACGGTAGTCTGAACAGAGTTGAGGACGATTGGAAGAGCAGCCAAAGTTCTGGGCCGCTGCCATTGCATCGATTAGGCGTCAACGAAGCATTAGCGCGACAGAAGTTCGCCACCAAGATTCACCGCGGTACTGTGTATGGTCTGATTGAGATGTGGCATACGATGGTGGAAGACAGTGAGTACTATGTACCATTTGAGCTGTCAACGGTAATGAATCTGCGGGAGACTACGGTTGAGCGCTACAAGATTGCCTGGGATAGTACAGGCATCACCAGTGCCGACGATCCACCGAGAACCGATGGCATTGTACGTGCTGGCACATTGGACCTCGTTGCCGCCAACCTCACCAGCGTCACACAAAATGTGCAACAGCCCAAGCCCGTTGCTGGTGGCTATGCTGATGTGGTTGTTGGTGGTCGCGCTATGCAACAAAGCACCAACATCGGACCGCTTTACCA